AATTGATATGTTTACTATTAACCGCCCTTTTGGCGGACCTGGGCTCAAAGTATTGGGTCAACCGACGCATTATACTACAGAAGGTGGCGGCACTTACAGTAGTCGCCCAGACCTCACACGAAGTGGTCATGCAGTCTTTGGTGGAAGGGCTGCAATTGTTGCTGCACCTGCTGGTGTAGCTTTAGTGGGAGCTCATGCGATCCACACACAGTTCGATGACAAAGTCATTCAGAACGCACCAGAGGAAGAACGAAGTGGACTCTGGCAAATGTTTAGCAGCGGATTAACCGGTACATTTGGTATCGGTAGCGGATTAAATTTATAGTCTATGTAACACAGCGTGTAACATGGCAAAATTATATTGGCGAGTAAAGCGAGACGGAAAATGGACATGGATTGCTGCAGATGACAGCAATACTGATTTGTCCATACCTTACGCTGTTAAGTGGAAGGAGGAAGAAGAATGATACTTATGTATTGTAAAATTTGCGATCGTGAAGTTATTACGCTCGATTGCATGAAAAACACAGAGATATGCGGAGCGTGTTATATCGATGGAAAACACGAAGTGTAAAACATGCAGCTTATTGCTGGAAATCTATGGATCATGTGAAAGTGTAGCCCCATGGCTATGCGAGTGCGAAGAGATATCTGCAGCACAATCTTCTCTACAACAGACGAAGTTGTACATAGAGAAGCCAAAACAGACGATTCGGATTCTTGTTCCGAAGATGTCAGAACGACAGCGGCGATTTGTAAAAGCATCGATGCGAGTCGTAAAACCGAACAACCGACAGGAACGACTTTAAATCGTCACCTTCGGTGGAAGGGCGAAGAAGAATGGAATCCGGGGCGAGTGTCACGGTGACATGATTCGTAGGGAGGTCACAGAGTTTGACCGCTGGCGCTACGGGGCGAATAATTATAGAGTAATTACTAATGGGCTAGTATATGGCCCGTAGGAAGACGACCAAATTACAACCAGCAGTGACACGATTGTGGTTTCACATAGATCCAAACAATACACGTAATTACGTGGATTTGAGTTTGGCGTGTTCTGCAGCCAACCGCCGTTTTTACAGGCAAGGTTTGCGATGGGCAGTGGCGGGTATGTCATTGCATACTCAGGCAAATACAATTGGTGCTTTTGATGTTAGCAAAGTACCCGATTCTTGGATCGCTCAAAATGCATTTGAGAAATCGAAGATGCTTTGGATGAAATCTCAAGAACAGGTTCTTGAAGATCAACCGAGTATTGCAGCTCGATACCGGGATTTCAAGGTTTTTCTTGACCAAGAGATGACTGTTGCAACTAAGCAAGCAGTCGCAACTTTACCAGCAGTTCAGAATGATATTATGCTGCCTGTTGACAGAAACAATCAGATTGCAAAATATGGGGAATGGATTTATTCATCAATCCAATTTCCGGTTGATGGCGGGTCTTCAGCACCTGTGGCACGCAATCTTCACTTTGTAGGTGCAGATTATTCAACTGTTAGCAAGGGTATGATTCATGGATATGGATTATCCCGATCACGACCTCAAGATTTTGACCCAAATACGCCGGGTGATGGCGGATGGATGAACGAGGTATTCGATGTTGCAGACAATCTTGAAGATATTCGAGAAGATGTTATTGATGAAAATAACAAACCTCCATACCGGGTCGGCGAACCTGAAGAGATCGACGAATATTATCCCGGTGGCGAGAATAATCAAACAGATGCAGCACTTCATGCAGTTGCATATGTTTCCGGAACAACCGTAGGCGGTAAGACTCGTGTTGAAGGTGGAATGTTCAATTGTGGACTTATTCGTTTCGATTGGGATTTAACTCCCGGTACAGATACATCGATGTTCTTGGCCATTGATTTGGTTCCAGGAACACACAAGGGATACATGGCGGAGGCATATTGATGTCGCCATCTCCTGAGATTGAAGCTGCCCAGGCATCAACAGCAGCTGCACGAATTTTGTGCGCTGTAAAAGAAAACCGAATCGAACTGATCGGTGTTATGATCCTAGCACACTTGCTAGGTTTGAGCGATAAACTCATTGCAAATGTTAGCGGGATGTGTTTCTGATGGCTTACAAGTATGGGAAGACATTTAAGAAAGACGGAAAATTGGTTCGATACCGTTACACTGACGGAAAAAAATCGACCAAGAAACTTGTTGCTGTCAACAAGAAAAGAAAGAACACACGCCGCAAGAAGTGATTTCTTTGTGTCCAAAGTGTTCTTCTAACAAGGTTGTTGCAGTACTCATTGATGATACTGATCCAAAACAACCCATTGTACATTGTACATGTGAATCATGTGGAACGGAGTGGGTTGAATGATACCAATTATTGATGTTATGATGCATTTTGCAGGGGTAAAGATCAATGAAATTGATATGTTTACTATTAACCGCCCTTTTGGCGGACCTGGGCTCAAAGTATTGGGTCAACCGACGCATTATACTACAGAAGGTGGCGGCACTTACAG